TTCAGCATGATGGCAGACTACAAGGTCTCCAATCCTGAGATAAAGATGTTCCTCCAGTGGGTCAAAGCATCCGGGGAGCCGTGGACTCTCTTCGGAAACTCGTTCCTCATGACAGCCCTGACTCTCTGGCTGATCCGTGGGGAAGGTCCATTTGCTCTGTTCTCGCAAGGGGACGACGTCGACCTCAACCAGGCCAACATGCGTGTCGATGAAGACAGGCTGCGCAACATTCAGTTGTACAGCAACTTCGACATGACTTTGGAATGGGGTCGCTACGCCGCCTTCTGCGGGTACGTCTTGGCCTCCGGCCAGTTGGTGCCAAACATCCGCCGAAAACTTATCAAGTTAATGGGATGTACGTTTGTCAACCAGCTTCACTTCGAGCAGGTTCAGATTTCGATCCGTCTGTGGATGCTCCAACTCCGATCTGGACTGGGCTTCTACGACGCGATTCGCGTGAACGCCGAGACCTATCAGGTCTCAATTGCTCAGGTTGAATCTTGGTTGGAGGCCATCGACTCTCTCGGTCACATCTCAGCGGCGCAGTTCGCAGCTGCTTCAAATCCGATTGCTGAAAACGTTTTCTTCATGTCTCAATCCTATTCTGGGAAATATGACGTGTTGAATTCTGTGTATTAGACTTTGGTGTCTGACGGAACTCACCCGACATTAAGGTGGGTTTATCATCGAAATGACCAAAGTCTCTTACAGCACGTTGTCTCAGCAAGCGAAAACGAAGGCCGACAAGGAGGGCAGACATGTAGGCAAGTGGGTCTACGGAACGAAGAAGCAAGCGGGTGACGCCCGCTCCGGCCCGAAAGGGTCACAACCCAAGCCCCGGCGTAATGCCGGGCCGCCTGGACCGCGTAGGGTCTCCGAAATCGTGATTCTTGATTTCGGGCTGGCTTCGGCCGAAACCATGTACGGGGCTATAGCCCTGAATGGTGACAATGCTTGGCAAGCACTCGCCGACCTGCTCCCGAGGCACCCGAAGATCGTCGGGGCCCGTGTGCAGGCCAAGTTTCCTCTGACGGAGGGGACTGGGCGGTTTGCGGTGGCTACTGTCCGGAAGGTGTCGGAAGGGGATAAAACCCCGGCCGACTTGGCTACTGTGAGGGGCTCTCAGCTCTTCAACAGCACCAACTTTCTGGAGAAGTGGGTTGCCGTCCGTGATATCGGCGGGCCAGTCGCCGTTTTAGACGACGCTGGCAATTCGATCCTCGCCGCGGAGGATCACCGGGTTGTCCTGGTTTCGGTGCAGATGTCGTCTGCGCCGACCTCGGCTCCGGAGTTCAAGCTGCATGTTACTGTGCAGTTGGACGCGGTATCGTCGGGCGCAAGCCTGACAGAAATTTGAAATCGGTTGCCCCTCGTGAGTGGAGGAAGCTTGTCCTGAAGTGCCGTTAC